GAAGTCAAAGATTCCATCTAAGATAAATTTAGTTTCTAAGTTTTCTTCGTATTCATAAACGTCTTTTAGATAAGAGTCAGAATAGTCGGATGACACTGATATTTTTTTTGAGAACTCATATTCATCGGTGTCCTTTAGACCCTCACCAGTATTGTAACTGTTGTTGAATATTTTGTCCTCTCTGTGTACGAATTCTTCTGAATCGTTTAGGTTTTCATTGTTTTCATAATCATCATTTAACATTAGATTGAATTATTTTATATCGAGGCAAAAAGAGAGTCGTAATCTTCGTCTGTTTTTACCGTAGAACTCTTTTGTTCTTCTATTTTTTTATCTATTTCTTGGTATTCGCTGCGAAGCTCTTCTGCCATTCTATTTACTTCTTCGTCATCGCTATAGAACTCGCTGTTTGCCCCGACTTCCTCAGTCAACCTAAAGAAATCCTTGTGCATAGAATAAAACTTGTAGCTTTCTTCGTAACCGTTATCTCGGTTTGCAATCACCTTGATCTTCATTCTACTCTCTAAAGGACTTCTCATTAGTCCAAAAAGGGCATCGACTGTGTGTATCAAACCAAATGATTCTGCGACTGAGTCCATTCCCAAGTCAAAGTTATCTACGTCTTCTCTTCGTATCTGTGTTGCACTTATGATACACCATTCGTTTCTCATCGCAACCCCTCTGAGCTCCTCGGAAATCATCTTGATCTTTTCATAAAGACCGTTTTGATCCTTGATTGGTCTAAGTAGGTTTAGGTAGTCAACGACTATCACTTTGAACTTTTTATTCATCTTTTGTTCAAGCCTTAAGAAGTAGTTCTCTATGTCGATTGCTGTTGCTCCACCGGTTGGAAACTCTTTCACTATTAGTTCTCCTATTTCTCGGCCACTATCTTTAAGTTCTTGGATCTTGTCTTGAATAAGCTTAGATGCAGCAGAATCAGTGATTCTAGCGTAATCATCGGACTTGATGCTTAGTATGTTAGAACCTATCCTTTTCATGTATGCCCTGTCAGCAAGCTCAACTGTGACTAAGCCAGTCACGTTACCTGTTAAGAATGATCGAGCTGCGATGTTTCCAAGAACCATTGATTTACCAACCTTAGGTCGACCTTGAAATACTACTAGAGCTTTTGAGTTCCATCCTCCGCCTTGAACCTTATCTAAGAATGGAAAACCAGTAGGGCTGCCTGTCTTAGAAATCTGAATGTGAGAGTCAGGATTAAAGAAGTTAAGACCAGAATCTCCGCTAGAAAAGTTGATTGCAAGCTTGTTGCTTATGTCGTTTCTTACTTTTTGAGATATTTGATCGATGTTTTCAGGATCGATGGCAGTTGTCTTTAAGTAGGTAAACAAGTCGGCAACTGTGAGGTTCAAATTTCTAAGAAGAATAAAGGATCTTACGTACTTGTAAAGGTAATCATAGTTGTATTCGTTTAGTGAAAAAGCATACAAGTCTTCGAACTCTTCATCAGATACAGAATAATTGAGTAATTCCAAATAAGTCTTTAGCTCCTTTGGATTTGGAATCTTCTCGTATTCCTTAAAGAACTTAAGAGCTGCTTTAAATGACTCTTGCCTTACGTCATCGTTAAAATAACTAGGCTTAATCATCGGCATTAGCTCTTCTTTCCGTAAGGAGTCATGGTTGCTTGGCTTTAGATCGCTAACGTCATTTCTGGTGTTAAGCACAAAGTTCCAAACCATTTTCTCTAACGAGTCAATATTTTCCGTAAAATCAATCATTTATCTGATAAAAATGTGTTAATGCTTTTTTTGTAAACAGGATGGATTCGCCTTTTGAGACAAGATACTCATCCTTTAATAAGTCCTTTAAAGATTGAACTATCTCGTCCCTAAAGGTTTCATCTTTTAATCTGTCCCCAAAAACATATTTCAAGGATTTTGAAGAAAATTTAAAGGAGCTCATTTCGAGCTCCTTTGTCTTGGCTGTGTGTACTCTAATCAGGTGTTGCGAAATCTCAAATAGAGGATAGAATTGATCTCGCACTGATTCCTCTCCATGTAAGCCAAGGTAGTATTTTATAGGTAAGTCTTCCCTAAGCAAGATCGTCATCGTCATTTAGATTTGATAACTCATCGTTCTCTAAAAGATCGATTTCTTCTTGAGTCTCTGGGAACTTAAAGGTTGGTTTGATTACTTTTTCATCAAGCTCTTTTAAAACGTCGTCAGTAAACAGGTTAGCGGTAAAGAAGTCTTTTACTGGAACTAGGTCTCCACTGTGACGTATCACGTAACTCTTTCCTAACTTTTTAGGTAAGAAATAGAATTTCTCTCCGCCTACTTCGAACTCAGAACAAAGCGATTGCTCATCGGCTTTTAATTTTGAATATTCTTTTTCGGTAAGCTTGTTACCTCTACCTGCTCCGCAATTTTCCCAGCTGACAAATTGTTCTAGTCCAACATACTTGTTCATTCCTTTATGGAAAGAGATGTGAAACTCGATATCAATAGGTTTAGCGAGACGATTCTTTCTGGTCTTAGATCTAACGATAATTCCTGTGGTCGTTTTCGCCTCGTCTCTCAAAGTACCCTTGCTCAACATAAGGATGATTGATGCAGAGAATTCAGGACCTCCGCCACCAGACATACCTTTTGGAGTGTATTGATCCATCGAAGCATATGTGTGGTTAGTAAAGATAAAAGGAACCTTTAAGTTAGAAAGATCTAAGGTAAAAGACTTGAACATTGCTCTAAGCTCTTTAGAACGAAGGCCCATGTCTGCTGCATTCTTACCTGCATCCATGTCTCTTTTACTCTTATCCGTATCCAACATCCCTACTGAATCCACAAAGATTGCGGCTTTCAAACCAGTAGTCTCTTTCATTGTATCGATGAAGTCGTTGATAAAGAACTTGACATCGCTGATGAGACCCATACGAAGATATTTTAGTTTATCTAGATCTACTCCAAACTTTTCATAGTCTGAACGATCGATTGCTCCCTCAGTATCTATATAGAATACGAAATAATCTTTCTTTTGTAGTTCTCTAACTGCGTTCAAACACAAGAAAGTCTTTCCTGCTCCAGAATCACCAGCTATACCTATACTTCGAGTGTTTGGATATCCTCCAAATAATGAGCCCGAAAGCTGAGCATTTAGCAAATAGTTACCAGTTGGAATGTATTCATCGATGTCTGAGAAACCCATTAGGGAAACCTTCGATTTTACTTTCTTTTCTAATAAGTCGTTGAATTTATTGAACGCTGAAATTGCGTCTTTTGAACTTGACATAAAGTATTGTTTTATTTTCTTTTACAAAAAAATGGAAAAAAGTTCTATTCTGAGATGTATGAAAGTAACAAAAGAGTACAAGAAAGAACTATTGAATCAGAGACTTCACCATTTACTACTCTGCTCAACCTGACTTTATCTAGAGAGTGTCTACCATTTTCTTTAGAGTAAGAAAAACCAGTAGGATCTTCAGAATAATCGCTTACGTTTACCGCATAGGCTTTATAAGTCTTGTGAAATGGAGCTCCATGTTGTATGTTACCTAAATAATAGATATCGTTAGGTTCCACTTTACTAAGGCCCAGCTCATCCCCTATGCAGCCTATCAAGGAATCGTGATAAGTATCAAAGTCATCAGGATGAAGGGTTCTGGTGATACATTTCTTGTTAGGTCGGTCAACTACGTGATCGTGAAATCCATGTAAGTAAACGTTCTTTATCTGTCCATTCTCGTTCATGTCAAAAGGTAAGATGCAGATAGAATCGTTTAGTGAGACGGCTCTTTTAAAGTCACCTTTTTCTCCTTTGAAGCTAATTACTTTGTACTTTTCGTCTGTGTAATCTTCTTTCCTTATGACGTGTTCGTTATTCATGGATCTCAGTAAAGTTTATTTCACCTGATCTTTGAGTAGATGTTGATGTCTCAAACATTTTGGTGATAGAGTCTTTGACTACTTTTTTATTTATCACCCTAAAGACATACTCAGTCAACTCATCCATGAATTTATCTTTGTCTTTAGCATTTGAGTGCAACATAGCCAGGAAATCTTGATCTGGAAGCTTGACCGTTACTCCAAGCTGTATGTCCCTATCGCTAGAATCAAACATCTCAAACATGCTAGCAACCTGAGGCCTAGGTGTAGGTTCAACGTGCGGTGCTCCTTGAGTCACAGAATCAGTTATTTGAGAGTTTACCGGTTGGACTCTAGGTTTAGGTTGAACTCTAGATGGGCCGGCAATTGCCTCAACTTCAGCCCTAGTCAAAGGCTGCATGTCTTCAGTTATCATGAATAGAGAACTGTTGAGTTGGTCAGTATCGATTGATGAACCGTCGTCAAAAACAGCAAAGAATCTGTTTCCCCTAGGTTCTATGTTTCTACACTTCACGGTCTTTCCTAAAAGCTCAGGCCTATTGGTCTTTACCCATTGAAACTGCTGGCCTTTAAAGTTCTCCATCAACTGGATAAGTCTTTCTTCGTTAAGCATGGTTTTTTTGTTTTTTTTAATTTTCGAATAGCTCATCCATTGTAGTGGCAGCTTTATTCTTTTCAATAGCTTTTTGAAAATCATCGTCTAGGAATTTTTCAGTGGCACCGTCGGGAGCCTGGCCCAATGCAAATGTAGTGACTTGAACTGGAGAAGATTGACGATTTAGGACTTCAGCTGCCCTTTCTTCGCTCTTTAGGCTCTCTAGTTTTTTTCTGATGTCTTTTACGTGTTGTGGAGTAGGTTTGTTTTTACATGCATCTAGCAAACCTTCTAACCAATTAGTGAATCTTTCGTGTGAATTCATGATTATTTGTTTTTTGAGTTTTTGATTTGTTTTATTTCTCCTTGTGTCTTGATCCTTTCGTCGTAGAGTCGAGTCAATATCGTTCTAGCTACCGAATCTGAATCATTGGAAAAAGCTGTGTTGTTTTTTGTGTGAATCTCTCTACCGCTTCGTTTTATTTCATCAAGCTTACCTAAATAGGTGTCTGGCGAAATGTTGAACTGTATCTGGATGTTTGGATACATGGAAGAGAAGTCATAACAGGCAATCGCACCATAATAGCCAGGAACAGGGTCCTTAACGTATGCACCTTCGTAAGTAGCATCTAAGTCGTTTGTTTCTCCCCAAGGAAGCTTCATCATTCTTAGGTTCTTGTTTAGGAATTCCCTACACATCAACATTTCAGCAATGTAAACTGGACTAAAAACTTTGTTGACCTCGATCTGTGCGACGTTTGCCATTGAAAAGGCAACATCTAAGATGGATAGTTTGTCTTCAATCAGTTTTACTAGGATAACGTCGATCACGTTATACATAGTGAACAAATAGGTGTCTTTTTGGAACTCCATAAACGAGCCATATTGGTGTTTCAGCTTAGCTGTTCCTAAAACTAGACTAGATATGTAGTCGAGTTTATAGTTCTCTACCACTTTAAACGGTTTTAGCTTTTCAAAGACTTGCATGTAGTCAAGAACTCCCAAGTGGGTTGGGATTCTTACTTTTGAGAACATAGTCTTAGTCGGCATCTCTTGAACAGGATCAATTTTGATGTTCTTGGCTCTGTTCATCAAGTATTTCCAGTCGAAGTCAGTAACGTTCCATCCAGTAACAAAGGAAAAGTGAGGCATAACTTTGTGAAAGTAAAACTCCATCATTTCTTCTTCGGTCTTAAAGAACTTGTACTTTATCTTGAACTCTTGTTGAAAGAGCTTAGCGTCTTCTGGACGAAGAGGCACAGTCTTTCTGAAATAGTCATTTACTTCCTTTTCCATTTTTACTATCTCTTCAGGACTCAAACCTTCGGGCTGGTCCTCTGAATTTAGGATGGAAAGTATGTAAGTGACGTTGTCTTCGTTACAAAAAGAGATAAGTCCGACTGGCATTCGAGCTTTTTCTGGTTCTGGAAAGGAATCGTCGATCAACTTGATCTCGATATCAAGATACGTCTTTTTAGGAAAGTTGTCGAAGTTGTAGATGAGTTCTTGCTCTTCGTGAGTGAGTTTTTCCCTAATCAGCTCTTGTATTCTAAACTGATTTACCCACTGGCCTTGAGTAGAGCTCTTTTTTATGAACTTGTTGTTCCAGTTTCTAGTAGTAGTCGCAGATGTTGATTCTACCCAATTAAATACTTCGTGATCTACCAATCTTTTCTTGATAAAATCGATTTTGCCTTTCTCGTTGTAATAAGAGATCATTAATTGGTTGTCGTGAGTGACTTCAGAGCCTACTATCATACTTTTGGTTTAAAGAGTTCGTTAATATGTCCACATTTTGCACAAGCCATAACTGGAATTGGGACAATTGAGTCCTGATTGGATCCTGTCATGAATTTTGATACTTTTTTAATCATCAACTTTTCCTCAAATGTTGTGTTTTGACATTCTTCACACTCTAGATAAGGTACTTCAGCAAGGTTGATGTTGAGTTGGGGAGTTTGTTCCATTATTTTTTACTTATTTTTAGTAACCGCGTTTTTGACGATCGCGATTTTCTTTATTTTTTGACATGTACATGTTGTACATCTCTTGGGGAGTCATTCCTATAGAAATGGCATAGTTCATGAAGAAATGTAACATGTCGATGACTTCAAATTTAGCTTCAAGCTGATCGCTCTCGGAAAGATCTGAAAACTTCATTCTTTCGTACTTAGAGTGGTCCTTCTTCCAATACTTCCAAATAGCATTTCCCCCGCCGTCTTTGATTCCACCAAGAGCATCGGTTGCTTCGTGAATTTCATCTATCATTGCATGAGTGTTTGCATGCCAGAAAGACATGACTTCTCTAAGAGTCATTTTTGAGAAATCAAAGCCGTAAACTTCTTCTTGAGTTTCCTTTTGAAGGGTCATTATGTCTCCTAAAGTATCTTCGCCCGGCTCGGCTCGATCAGACCACAGATCTTCTATCTGCAAGTCAGCACATTGGTTGTCTGTATTTGCCATTCTATCCTATTTGATATATTATACTGCCAAATCGATTAAGGATCTAGTAAATTTAGCGCTTTTTAAAATTTATCTGTGCCTGAATAGATAAATAATTAAAAATATTTTAGAAGAAATGGCAGAACCAAGAGTAAACTTAAATAACTACAAATCGAGTGGTGTCTATACTATCGAAATAGACGCTAGCGAGAACGTAGTGTTGCCTCTTACCACAGGTAGACTTGTGGTTGGATCCAGTAAGGTAGGGCCTTTCAACACAGTAGTGTTAATTAACGATGTTAGAACTCTCAAAGCAGTGTTTGGTGAAATCGACCCTAAGTTAGAAAAAGCAGGAAGTTACTTCCATAGAACCATTGAGGTTGCCTTGAGAGAAGGACCTGTTTTTGCGCTCAACGTGATGCCCTTAGACACCGAAGACGATCCTGCTCTAAACTTAGATCAGGCATACTATACTACGTTTAACACTGAAGCTACTTCTAACAATAACCAATCTCTGCCTGACCAATGGCCAGCAGTAGAGTTCTTTAACAGAAGAAGGTTATGGTTCGCTAGCGAAGACGAATTAAACAAAGCTAAGAACATTTCCTTAGGCGA